ACCTAGTAGTTAATTCCGCTGAATGGTTTTTATGGATTTTTTTAAGTGATTGAGTTTCTTTTTCTATATTTCTTAAGTCCTTATGAGAAAGGAGTCTAAATGTAAGTACATTACCTGCAGCATTAGTAGTATATGTAAATTCATTTAATCCTTTAGTATATGTACCTTCTTGTAATTCTTTATTTTCTAATAAAGAAAGATCAATAGTAACTTCTTCACCCTTATATTCAAATTTGTAGTCCTTACCATATCCCAGGATTCTAGAAGCTACCATAAGGGCATTTTTATCTCCCACTAAAAGATCTTGAAAGTCAATTTTACTTACAATTAGGGATTCAAGTAATTTATCAATTACAATACCTTTCTCAATATAGTTTTTATTAGTAAGGATATCCTCTTCCTTAGCGGTCATATACTTCATCTCAACTTCACCAGATGAAAGTGGGCTATCTTCGGAATATAAAAGACCTTTGGAAGGTAATTCTACTGTTTCAGTAGGAAAGTCAAACTTTTTTTCAGACATAGATTACAGTTTAAATAATAACTTTTTATTCAGTGATAAATATATAAAGAGATAAGAAAAATTAAAAAGATTTAAAAGAAAGGTTAATCTATTCCTCCACCATCATAAGCAGGTGAACCAGATACAAAATAACCTTGTTTAATTGCTTGTTGATTAGTTATAGTAGATACTCCATCAAATATAGAACCAGTATTAAAATATTCATCATCAGTATACATTACTAGACATCTTGGATCACTTCCAGTTTGGGTACAAATACTAAATGCATAATAGGTTCCATGTGGTTGTAATGAAGATGTATTCAAATTATAAATTTGAGATGATGCCTCATATGCTGAAGATGAATTAGGATATTCGTAATATATATGCATAATTTATTAGTATATTGAAAAGTATGAATTAATATTAGTTTCTATATCTGCTACATCTGATTTAAGATCATCATATGATAATATTTCTTGTATGTGAAGATCTGAACCATCATTAGGATTATTTCTACCAGTATCAAATAGAGTAACGGGACGAGCATCACTAAATATAGTGGCAGATGTTGAAGATGTAATTACTTGACTACCATTATGGCGAATACCTATTGTTTTGCCAACTCCCTTAGTGCCACTATTCCCAGTACTAAATCCAACTTGAAGTAGTTGATTACCTATAAAAGCTGCATTAGCTGCTGTATCTATTTGAAAAGCATCGATCCCACTATTTGTAAAGTATACTACTCTTAATTTATTTGCAGCACTGGTATGACCATTACGAATAAATTGTCCTACTCTCCCACTCGTTCCTGCTTTATCCTGCCCTAAGGCGCACGTTCTGTAACTTGATGAATATTTTACCACTCCAATTGAAGTATTAGAGGCATCGGATGCATTTACTAATTGTGCATTAGCACTACTTTCTAAAAAATGTGTAGTATTATCCTTAAAGGCTGCAGGTTTACCATTAACTGTAACCACAGCATTACCTGTCACTATAACTGGTTGTCTAGTAGCAGTAGCTTGTGTAACATCTATTCCATTACCACTTTGATCATACCAAGTGACTATTCTTCCTTCTCCATTAGATGCACAATGTGCTAACAAAGCTGTAGTATCTAGATCTCCATTTGAATCAAATCCAATGTCAGCTTCAGCATTAGCATTAGTCTCTCTTACCCTCATTGCTGGTCCGGAGTATGTGGAAGATAATTTTCTAACAGAATAAGCTACTTTTATATTAGTTCCAAATAGATCTAATAATAATGTTCCTCCTGCTTTAGCAGTTGTCATAAAAAATGCTGCTGTCATTGACATTATGATTCCTGATTGATTGTAACTAATGCTGTATCATTACCTATATAATGGTAATATACATAATTTCTTTTAGTAGTGTCAAATGTACCATTTAAAACTTTAAATTCTGATGAAGGTAAATTTAACCCAGAAGATGATATGTCAGTCATTATAACATTACCTAATATACTTGTGTCAGCATCTATGGACATAGTTAATGGAGATGTAGAATGAGTAGCCATTATTTTATTAGTACGAAAGCTTAACGTAGTAGTAAATGAAGAAGATACTGTTAAAGTAGTACTAGCAGTACTACCTGATAGAGTAAAAGAACCATTAAACCCTTGAGCAAATACATTATTATTTATTTTTACTGTATCCGTTATTTTTATATTAGTTCCATCATCGGATTGTAATGTTAAAGTACTATTACTACTATCAATAAAAGCAGCATCGGCCATATCAATATGTTCGATGGATGAAGAAACAGTTTGAACTGATCCCGAAAATTCCACGGTTCCCTGTGTAACTAATTTTCCAGTTGTAGTTAGATTAGTAAATTTTACAGGTCTATCCTGTATGGCAGCTTTTATAACTTTTGCTCTTCCCATAGAAAAAAAAATGTCCGGTAATAAATACCGGACATTCAAAAATATAAATAAATAAATAATTTAGAAATTCAATACGCAGTAATCAGGTTGTACTGTCATTGAAATTTGTTGTGCGGTGTTTTCCGTATCATAATTGTATTCTCCGAAGTTAGCATCAACAATCATAGCACCCTGTATAAGCCATTCTGATACCACATCCCCCACAGGACCTAATACTTGGAATGTAAGGTTTTTCTTATAGAAATCTGAATAACCATCCCTACCAGTTACTGATTCGTGATGTAAACGAACCCACTCCATTACAGCTTGAGCACCTGATGGTGTAATTGGATCATATAATGTGAAGGCAATTGTACCCCATGTAGTTTTACCTTTTACGTATCTTTGCACATTAATATGATTTAATACAACAGGACCATTAGCTACGTTTACAGCTCCTACTCCCTTAATAACATAGGCTGGGAATCCATCAATAAACATGATAAACCTATTGGCCTGTTTGGGTTCAAAGGCTGTAAAAAATATTTCGTTAGGACTTAGTACTGGCATTTTGTTTTATTTTATTATAAATATTATATTTTAAAAGAATTAAGATGGGAATTCAGCTCCTGTTGGTAGAATGTTGAAATCCAAAATAATGAATTCTGCAGTTCTAGTAGGTTGTAGGAAAATCTGTCCAACTAATTGGTTCCTATCGATAACATCTGGTGTGTTATTAGATTCGTCCATTACTACTTTAAATGCAAATAATCCCTGTCTTTGTTGAACACTATCCAAATAAGGATTTACTTGGGCTAGGAAATTATTTCTAGTAGCAGCTGTATTTTGTTCAAATACTAAATTATCAGCTACCTGTCCAATAAATGATTTTAGAGCAATTAATAATCTTCTTACATTTACTCTGTCTAATGCCGAAGCTTTAGTTTGTAGTGTTTTCTGTCCAAATACTACTACTCCTCTACCTGGGAATGTAGCTATTGGGTTTACTTTATTATTATATAAAGTATCTCTATTAGCTTGTGTTAATTTTCTTTCCGCTTGATTAACAAGTGTTAATCCCCCTCTATTAATTCCAGCTGGTGCAAACCATGGTTCTGAAACCGAATCTGTAAAGGCATAAACTCCAGGAAGTAATGTAGATGCTGGAACTTGAACTAAATCTCCAGTATTAGGATCAGTTATTTGTGTCCAAGGCCAATAAGCAGCAGCAAATGAGGTATTTAAAGTGGCCGCTTGAGCTGTTACTGTAGTAACAGTACTACCAAAAGGTACTAAATCAACTATTGCCATTGTATCACCTCTATTTTCACATACCTCAATTAATCTATTTATTTGGGTAGAGTATCCGGCTTTATATAAACCAGGTACTGAAATTAGGTTAAATGTGAAATCATCCTTATTTGCATGTAAGTTAATAGCATCAGTATAATTAGAACCAATTAATCCTTGAGTTCTAGTATCATTAATTTTTTCATATAAACTATTAGCTCCTACATAAACGGCACCTTGGGCATCTCCAAATGTACCACTCTGTGCAATAGGGATAGAAGCTGTAAATGCAGTTTTAGCATCCCCATTATTATCTAAATAATCAGGTGTTTTCTTAAGTACAGATTTAACTCGGACGTATCTTGATGCATTAGGGAAGGAACCTGTGGTTTGTAGATATACATCTGTTGTTCCTGAATTTCTTAGGGTTTGAACTTGATTTCCTACTACTCTTTCTATGTAATTTGAAGATTTAGGATCAAGTGTTACATTATCATATGTTTCTAAAACAGATTTCAAATTAGTTAGATCATCCCCTCTTCTAATAATAAGACTAAAAGTACCTCTTGAAGTATCTGGGTTTGCAACTTCCCATCTAACATTATCTTCAGAACCACTTACTAGAGCACCATTTGTTCCTTCTGTAGCGCCACCATCTGGTGCCGTATTATTTAAAATATCACCTTCTGATAATGTTTCTAAAACAAAGGATTCTTGTCTTTGAAGAATACTTCTAAAAGAACCTGTTAATTGAAGAGTAATATCAGTACCAACAGATGTTGCTGAAGCAGCAAATCCCACAGATTGAGAAGGTATTGTTACTGTATCATCAAATAAGTATCCTGTTCCTCCTGCTGTTACATCTATAGATGATACAGTGGTTTGTGAATCTAAAATTATGGTAGCAGTAGCTTCAGTACCTGCTGCACTACCTGTAAACTTAACTGTATATGTTCCCGCAGAACCCGTGATAAGGTTTAAACCATTTAGTATTAAACTATTTACTTCAGCATCAGCTCTAAATATTCCATTAGTTAAGTCAGATCCTACAGCAGAAGAAGTGGCAGGTGTAAATGTACCCGATACAATTCTAGTTACTGATAAAGTAGTACCTCCATTTTGGAAATAATTAAAAGCAGAAATAGAAGTTAAATATGAAAATTGATCTCCACCCGAACCAGAGGAAAATTCTCCACCAAATTTAGATAGAAATTCTCCATAACTAGTAACTACGGTAGGAATATTAGGTTTACCTTTAACTGTTGGGCCTAATACGGCAGCCCCAACGGATACAGGTTGTTGTGTAATTTGCGATTGGTCATTTTCCCTTTGCAGTACACCTGGAGATATAATAGTTTCAGCCATTTGGAATGTATTTTATTTTGTTTATAAATATACTGAAACCTTTAAAAAAAACTTATATGGGAGTTATTTCTCCCGTTTCTATAGATAGCTTACCAGCACCATATTTTTTTTCTAATTCCGATGCTAATTTTTGTTCATTTTCTTGATACTCAGCAAATTTAGATTGTATTTCTTTTTTAACTTTTTCTAAATTTAACATTTGAGCCTCAACTAATCCTAATTCATTAATACACATATCGTAATTATCCTTAAGATCTTGTAATTTTTGAATTTCTTCTTTCGTTAACTTTTTTTTATCTTTAATCATGACTTATTTTTACTACAATAAATATAATAAACTTTTATTAAATTACAAAATTTAATCTAAATCATCATTAGGATTAGTCCACTCTGAACCTGTTAAAATATTTTTTATTTCTGTATATGAATATGGACCTTCTTTAGTAGTTAATGCTTGCACAGAAGATGGCATATCTCCAAAAACATACT